TCTACAAGTTCTTTGTATGCACCATTGAATATTCTTGGCATACCTGCATACTTGTTTTTAATTAGTCGCTCGATACGAATATCTTCAATGATGTTAAGAATATCGAAATACTTACGATCTTCCTTTTCAAGGAATTTTTCAAATCCATCTGCAGGAGTAAAAAGTGCATGTGATACTTCGTGACCAACAAGCATATCATAAACTACCTTGCCTTTATCTTTCCAAACCGGAAGACCAAGTACACGGTGCTGTACATCAAAGTATGCAGTCTTGATACCTTTTTTGTGAGTGACCGTAATATTTTCAGTAGCGAGTAGTCGGGCCACCGATGATTGATTTTGTAAATCGAGTATTTTTTCCATAAACCTTAACTCCTTGTGAGTGTTATGGATCTATTATACACTACGAAACTGTAGTTTGTACACCGTTATTTTACTTTTTTGCTAAGGTGTTATCTATCAACAACTTATGAAAGAACCTTTTTAGCCTGAGCCACTATATCGTCGTATTTTCCGTAGTTTATGGCAATACCATACTGCTTTTTAAAGGCTGGAGCAAGATTGTTCTCAAAATAAGAGCGAAAAAGGTTGTCGTCAGATTGATGTGGATCGTGTTTCGCGCGCATGCTCGCGAGCGCGATTATATTATTAGCAGTGTCGTACTTATAGTGCTCCATCTTTTTTCAACCGACTAAAGTTATTTGTCTTTTCAAATTCTAGTTTCTTGGGGAATTTACCTTCGAGCAAATCCTGTTTGTGTGATATGATAAACACGTTCGTTTCTTTACCAAGCGTATATAGTATCTTTAATAGATTGTCTACACCATCAGCATCCATACTCGAATCAAATGTTTCATCAAGAATAAGTAGATTCGTATTAGCCGAGTTTTTCATTCGAGCAATTTGACGCCATGCAAACAACAAACTCAAATCGATACGTTGTTTTTCACCTTCGGAAAAAGAAGCATATGTAAATTCATCGCGATGGCGTGATTTGATTGTTTCGTTAAATGAATCATCGAGGTGAAACAACACAAAGAAATCTAAGATTTGCAAATATTGATTAATGAGCTTATTCATTACTGGCAAATACTGACGAATCACTTTTGTTTTGATTCCGGTATCGCGCAATAATTCACTGATAGCATCGAGATAAGAGCTTACTTTCGATTGTTCTGAACGCTTGATATTAAGTTCTTCACGTGTAGTACGGTCTTTTTCGAGCTTTTCTTCAGCAAGGGTAGTATCCTGAACTTCAACAACCTTTTCCAATGACTTGATTTTATCTTTTAGCCCGCTGACCTTTACGTTATTCGTATTAATAGACGATTGTACTTCATTTAGGTGGACCCATTGTTCACGGTACTCATCATGCAAAGTTTCAACTTCTCTTCGTTCTTTTATTGATTTGTCAATTTGTGCCTGTATCTTTTTGGCGTTTTCCTGAGCTTCAGCAATTTTTTTGTTCTTTAAATCTAACGATATATCCTGAGAACATGTAGGACACACATTGTTTACCTCATAGAACTTTGCTTCTTTTACAATTTTTCTTACATCGGTATCAAGAGATTGTTCAGCGAAAGTATGATTTTGTATTTCGTTATGAGCATTATCCATTTTAGATTTTACATCTAAATACGTATTATCATACTCTTCTTGCAGTGTAGTATTACTATTGCTTACTTCCAAGATTTCATCTTCAATTCTTTTGATTTCTTTTTTTCGCTTTGATTCTTGTGATGTATCAATTCTTTTTAAATCTGCGATATGATTATTTTGCAGCCTTATAGTTTCCTTTAACAATTCAAGTTGGTGATCAGTGTCTGTCATTTGACTTCGCAATAAACTTATTTTATCTTTGAGAACGCCATTCATTTTTGTAAATATACCAATATCTAAAAGATCTTCAATCACGTTCCTACGCTGATGAGAAGGCAATTGCATAAAGGGAATAAAGTTAGATGATCCTAAAACAACTACTTGGTGAAAAGACTTATGATTTAGTTTAAGAATATTTTGTTCAATGATTTTTTGATAATCGCGGCTATGTGATTCTTGGTCTAATAACTTACCATTTCTATAAACCTCAAATATATTTGGCTTCATACCACGAATAATTTTGTATGCAATATTGCCCACAGAAAATTCAACCGTGACTAAACAATTTTTGTTGTTAATAGAATTTACAAGTTGAGGCTTATTAATACTACGGTGTGGTTTACCAAACAAGGCGTAAGATAAAGCATCTAACATTGTAGATTTACCTGCACCATTTGCACCTACCACTAATGTAGAAGAGTCTTGGTCAAGATAAATTGTTGTTTCGTTATTCCCTGTTGATAAGAAATTTTTCCAAGTAAGTTTTTTAAACGTAATCATTATATAGTATCTAGCGCTTGAGCTTCAACCAAGAGCTCTTGCATCATCTTTTTTAGTATGTCAGAATTTAAATTTGTTTCAGTAGCATCGATATAACTATTAAGTAAAGTTGGTGTATCATCTACTTTAACGTCATCATCTTCAACGTTATCACCACTATACTCATCAAAGTTTTCTATGATCCTTACTTCGTGTGGATTGTAATCGTAAACCTTTTCCATAAACTTATCAAAGGCGTACAGATCTTTTTTATTTGTTACAATTACTTTGATATACGTGTTTTCAATTTGTTCTTTAGTGATAGATGGTTCATCATCTCCATCATAAAAAATCTTTTGAAATAGAACATTAGTATTACGAACTGGTATAACATCACGGGTTTCTGTGTCTAAAACGTGAAAGTGTTTAGGATCTCCGGCATCAGACCATGTCAATTCATATTGTGTACCAAGATACGTAATGTTTTCTTGAGTACTCTTTGTGTGATAGTGGCCTGAATAAACAGCTTCGTATCTGTTAAACATTTTTTTATCCATGCCGTGCGATTTGATATTAGCACCTGCCATATATTGAAAACCACCAAGTTCTAAGTGACCCATAAGAATAGGAGCCGCGGCGGTATTAATAAACTGAATACACTCTTCTTCGTTTTCTTTACACATCCATGGAAGCAGTGCTACATCCAAACCATCATAGTTTACAACAGTTGGATCCATATGTATATGAATACGATCAGAATATTGCGCTAGTATCATTTGAATCGAATTTAGATTATTCGTGTTCTTGTAATACACATCATGATTGCCAGGAATAATATCCATCTGCATATCGTGCTCATACAACTTAGACACAAAATGCTTATAGTTATGTTCTAAAACTTTGTAGTTAACATATTTACGGTGTTCGAAATAATCACCTAAGTGTAGAATACGTTTAATCCCATTCTCTAAAAGATAGGGAAAAAATATTTCATCATAAAACTTGGCTGAGTAATCTAAAAAGATGTCTGAGCCATTTTTGACACCAGCATGGGTGTCATTCAATATCGCTATTTGCATAATGTATTATAGAAACTTTTCTAAGCCGCCAATGATTTTCTTTTTGGCGCGTTTCTTTTTAAGTTCTTTACCGTATTCTTTTATCTTATTATCTCTTTCACGAATTCGTTGTGACTTATAACGAACTCTGTCTACGATACCATTCGAATCTGGATGGTCACCAATATCCATAAAGGCGGCGGCACCTGCATGATCCATATATTTTTCTTTAATATCTTGTTGCTTCTTTTCTTTTGCAATTCGACGTAAAAAGGCAAAATACGTTATCTGTGTAAAATATGCAAAGGCATTAGGTAATCCAGTGCGCGTTGCCTTTTTAACATCATAGTTCATAATCGCCTTGATAGAGTTTTCGACTGCGTCCATTACCATCTCTTCTCGATATGTATATCCTACAAAGTTTGGTTTATGCGATAGGCCTTCAGCAATTTTTAAAAAGCAAGTTCCAATATATTCCGTAATCTTTGGCTCATCTACCATCTTTTCACGAGCTTCATTCACTGAGGTGACGTAATCTACAACGGACTGAGAAAATTGTTTGTTGTTTACGTAGTGTGGTTTTTCTCTAGGTTTTAGCTTTTTCTTGGGAGTGTTCTTTTCCATAATTTAGTATCTATTATATAATGTGTTTCACTATTAGTACATAAAATAAATGCACTTTTTTTCATTTTGTTGTGTACAACTTGTCAATCTTTTGGTATAATAATTAAGTACAAACAAAGAAAGGGAGTTACTCACTTATTACCTTTATGTTTCTTTCTCCACTCCATGTGGAAATCTGTAACAGGACTAAAGTCTTCTTCACTTGCAGTTTCTGGTTTCCAATCTTCTTCATCATCATCCATGAAATCTTGATTATCAACTTGAGGATTAAACATTTCCTTTAATACATCTTCTAGCTCATCATCACTCAATACATTCTGTATTCTTTTAAATAGTAGATATCGGTGATAGTGCAGCTTAAGGGCAAAAGGTGTTTCGGATAAACCTATGATTTTATCTCCGGCGATTGTGACCAACTCGTCATCGTCGCAGTCTATCCATGGGCGTAAAAAGCTTTTTTGTGTTTTTTCGCTGAGAGTTAATTGGAGAGGTGATGCAATGTACATAACGTTATTCTCTTCTTCAGCGTCGACTTCCTCAGCAATAATGTACGAGCCATCAACTAAACGATAACTCATTATATGTGTATTGTTTAAAAATTCTTTTAGCGAATCTGATGGGTTATAAGTCATAGTGGCACCTCGTGTATTTTGTATTTAAACTTTTCTTTTGCGTAAATTTTTACTCGTTCAATTGCGTGATTCAGAGTGTAGTTCTTTTTCTTCTTCCATGACAAATCATCTGCTAAATCATAAATAGTAGTGCCCTGTCCATCTTCTGTTTTCCGTAATCCTCTTCCGATAGACTGTAAAACTCTTATTTGTGATTTCGTTGGTGAAGCAAACATTATATTGTGCAGATTAATTATATTTATACCTGTCGAAAAGGTACCTACACTCGCAACTATAATTGCGTTCTTTTCTTTTTCAGTGATTTCGCGGATTCTTTCTCGTTCTTCGGCGTTAACTGCTCCAGACACAAAGAACACCTTACGTCCAGTTCCCTTTAGTTTTTCTGTAAACATGTTATACAAAGGCTTGCCGTGCTTTTGAACTAGATTATACAGTACTAAAGAATTACCTTGCTGATCTGCAGTCAAATTGACGATAAATCTATTTCTCTTTTCGTGACTTACAATATGATCAATTTCATCTTGGTATTTCAATCCTCTGCATAGTTTACGTTCTTCATCAGAATATTTTAATACTAAGCACTGTACTGTAAGTTGGGCTAAAGTATCTGAGTCGATAAGTTCCTTTGTTGTTGTTACTTTATGTACAGGACCAAAGTTTCCTTCAAGTGTCATTTGGTTTGAGACAGCTCCATCAAGTGTACCGGTAGTACCGATGCGAGTGTGTGCTTCTGTTAAACGATTCATAATCGTAGTCAAGCTTTTAGCTTTAAACGTGTGTGCTTCATCGCCTACAACAAAGCCGTACTGTTTAAACCAATTAGGTGGTAAACGAATAGCACTTTGCCATGTAGTAATTACTACAGATTGTTCGAAATTAAGCTTTTCTTTTCCTGAATAAATTCTATGAACATCTTCTTCTACATCAAATGTATCATCTTCTCCTGAGTAATCAGCAAAGTCTTTATACATTTGCTCTACTAATGATGTAGTAGGTACAACAACTAAGGCTTTAAAATCAATATCAGTCTCGAGAAAATATCTCATAAGCATATAAATGATAAGAGATTTACCAGATCCTGTAGGAGATATTAAAATACACCTACTACTTTGTGCTGCATGAATAAAAGCATCTAACTGATAATCTCTTGGATTAATCATTTTACCTTTAATGCTAATAGGTAGTTTATCGATAAACTCCTTTAATACATCTTTTTCGTCAATCTCGTGTTTTAAAGAACTATCTACGTTAAGTTCGTATCCTCGCTCATAGCAAAATTCTGCAACTCGCTTCATCAGACCATAAGGAATAGTCTGTGATCTTGAATCGTATAATCGAATCTTTCCGTCCCATAACTTATTTCTATAAGCAGGCATAAACTTATAGCCTTCTGCATAAAACGTAAAATATTCACCAAGCTCCATTAATATACCACTATCATCAGATCGCAATATTACTTTCGCTTCGTCTTTTTTACTAGCGCTAATCATTACATGCCAGAGGTAAACTTCTTAAAGTCAAGGATGTTCTTAACGTGGGTGTGTCTCCATCTGATATTACCCATGATTTCTTCAAGAGTATCAATAATTGTTTTCTGATAATCGATCTGCGCACGAATACGCACCATATCTTCATCAGTGCAATAATACATTTCCATGTCGCTCTTCAAAGGTTTAGTCATACCATCGAATGGATCGTATTTCCATTTACGGTCATCCATATCTTTCTGTGACATCTTACCGTTATAATAAAGCCACTTATCCTTTTTCATGGATTCTTGTTCCATTTCTTTTTTCTTAAGCATAAGCTTAGCCATTGAAAAAAGTTCAAGGTATTTGGCGTGTAATTTAGAAGACTTTAAAGTTTCTTCGTCGAGACAGACATCATCGATGACTGCATCCTTCTTCCACATCTCTAGGATCTGTTCCAAGTTAATCATAATATAAATTTATTTATAGTTATTTAATTATAGCAAATTCATTGTATCTAAAAGTAACGTCTGCCTGCAAATAAGTAACATCGGTTGATTGCGAATTAAATTCAACGCCGCCTAACGATGTAGGAAACGAATCTTTAAACTGAAACTGTTTATTAACGTTGTTGTGACTTGACATCACTGATAATATCATATCATGTCGTTCAGTAGTATCGGTATTTGATTTCATCCAGTTAAACATTTCTGTATAGTTTGTCATATCTTCATCAATTGCAAACCTAAGCGATAGCGTATCAAATGTAATAGCCTCGCCTGGAGTATATCCAATTCGATTACGAAAGTTAGTTTGAACTTCACCTGAAGTGACAGAAGGTATACCAAAACTGGTTATGAAAAATTCGGTATTCGCAAACTTTTCACGATTGATTGTAAGCTTAAACCCTGTAGGAGAAAGCATGTTAATATTAGATGTTAGGTTTGTTCCACTCATATATCTATTTATAACGCAAAAAAAGAGGAGTCCCGAAGAACTCCCCTTTAAATGTGTTGTTAGTTAAGATCTAACTTAGCTTTGTAAACCAACGTTAATGTTCTTAACGCGGAATGTACGGTAGTAAGGATTATCTGTACCGATACCAGACGCAGCAGCAATGATTGGATTAGCGATAAGACCATAACGTGTCTTGAAAGCAATCTTAGGTTGGAATGTGTTTTCACCAACTGCACGTACCATAGTGAGTGGTACATATGGGCAGTAGAACATACCAGCATCATAAGCGCTATCGCCCTTATAACCGACTGTGCAATAATCTGCAGTAGCATAAGGATCTACATAGACTTTAAGGCGTCCGTTAAGAGTACCAGCAAACGTGTTACCAGTTGCATCTACGTTAAGACCTTCAGAACCACCGAATGTAAGTTTACCACTTGCTGCAAGAGCAGAAGCTACATTAGAGGAAGCGATAACAAAGTTACCTTTTCCACGGCGTGTGCGAAGTGCGATTTCGTTAGCTTCCTGTTCGATTTGGAAGATAAGAGACTGGAACTTCTCGACTGCCCAACGGCCGTCTGCATCAGCTACCAAGTCAAATGCTTCAGTTGAACCAACTCCGCCAACTTGACCGCTGGTAACCATGGAGCGGATAACTTCACGATTGATTTCACCAAGAATTTCGCCAGACAAGATGTTAGCCAATTCAGACTCAGCGTCAAGGCCGTGTACTGCTTTGAGATCTTGTGCAAGTTCCATTGAGTATTCAGCTTTCAACTGACGAGTCTTAGCAGTAACAGTAGCGCTCTCGATGGTGAATCCCATTCCGCCAGCAATATTACCTGTTTCAGATGTACCGCTGTGTTTGTTAGTTGCAAGACCTACACCAGTTGCGATACCAGACTCAGGACTATCAAAGAGTCCACCAGCGTGAACAGAACCGCCACTACTAGAGAAGTCTGTGTCAGGCTCACCGTTAACGCTGTCTGTTTTAGGACCGAATGCTTCAGCGTCGTTGATATCGATTGGATTTGTTCCATCTGCGTAACGAGCCTTCATTGCGAAAGCAAGACCAGTAGGACCAGACATTGGCTGGACACCTGCTACATCATAAGCGATGAGATTTGGCATTGCACGGCGTACAAGAGAGATGAGTACTGGATCGAAGTTGGCTACTGCCGACGTATTCATGTTACCATCTGCTTCTTGAAGAGAGCCAAAGTTAGATGCAACGGCTTGTTCTCTAAGAGCAACTTCAGTGTTCTCGAGGAGCTTAGCTGTTACAGCCTTCTTGTAGCTGTCTGTGATAGGAGCTTCGTCAGTGTGTTCAAGCACTGGAGCCCATTTTTTGATTTCTTTTTCTGCGTTAAACATTTTAATTAATTCCTTTTTTGTTGTTAGAATGTTATGTTAATTTGGGTTTATTTGAAACGTGAAAGGTGTTGTACATACTTGGCCATATCCTTAGGGAGTTTAGCTTGTGGATCTACCGCACCTTCTACGATTGTTTGTGTTTCTGTTACTGTTGAATCTTGGGATTCTACAAGTTCTTCAGATTGTTTTGACTCTTTAAAGAATCCTTCTTTGATAGTTGCTACCTTAGCACTAAAAGTATCAGCATCTACGAATTCGGTATCTTCAACAAGTGAAGAAAGTTTACCAGCTTCGGTTGATGCTAAATCAGTGGACGCTTCGCTAATGATCTTTTCACGTTGAAGAGTTACAACTTGACTTGCAAGCTCACTCTTTTCGGCTTCAGCATTTGCTAGAGATTCTTTTACTTCAGCAACTTCTTCTGAAAGTTCATCTACAAGATCAACTTTAGAGGCAGGAACTTCAATATAGTGTTCAGTGAATACACCTTGCAGTGCAGTCATGAAGTTTTCTGTAATCTCAGTGCGCAGTTTGTTATCAACAAACTCCTGATTTTCTTCGATCCAAGATTCAACTACGAAACTCAAGTAATCATCGATCTTTTCAACAAGTGACTCACGAACGTAAGTTACTTCTTCTTGTAGATCTTCAGTGTACTGAGATTCAAGTTCTTCTTGGATACTATTTACTTTATCTGCGACAGCAGCTTCAAACAAGATAGAAGCTTTAGCTTTGAAGTCTTCAGTCAATCCTTGATCTGCTTCAGCGAGAACTTTCAAATCTGATGCAAATGAATCTGCTTCAGTTTCTTCGTTTTTCGCGCTGTTGTATGATGCCATGATTGATTTATAAGAAGCCATAATGTCGTCTTTCTTCATCGCCTTAAGTTGACCATACATTGCATTAATGATGTCAGCCTTAGTCTTAGGAACTTCAACTTCGTCTTCTTCCTCTGTCATGTTAATTGCTTCATACGCTGCAACTAGATTTGACTTTTTCATGCCTTTAAGAGCGTCAAAACTTGC